TTGCCGGGGCGGGCCAGCTCGATGTCGCGGCGGACGGATGCGGCCTCTACCTTTTGGGCATGGGTCATCGCACCCACGACCTCCAATCGGTGGTGGGTGTAGCGGTGGGGCTAGATCAGTACGGCCTAGGCTTCGCGGTCTTCTTGGGCTTCTTCGGCGCCGCCTTCTTCACCGGTGGAGGCGCGGACTTCTTGGCCATCAGCCCGGACCTATGACCTTCCCGCGCGGCTTGCCACCGTGAGCAACCCTGTGGGCGTCTGACCCCGCCCACATGCCCGTTACCTCGTGCAGCCACTTACTCGCGAAGATCTTGGCCTTCTCCGGACCCACGTGGCGAGTCAAATGAGCCACGAGGGTCGTCCACGGCGTTGGCGAATCGATCCACTTCGATAGGCCCTCGGGATCTTGGGTCCAGTAGTGGTGCAGCTGGTCATGGCCGGGCGTGACGTCCTTGCCCGCCGCAGCCTCAACAGGCTCGCCCACGGGCTCCTCGGCGGCAGCCGTGACGTACTCCCCGGCCTCCTCGGCGTCAGGCTCGTCGCCTTCATCCTGGCCGGCCTCGTCCGCCATCTCGACGACCGCCTCGGCCCACTCCCGGGCCGCGTCCGACGCCATCCGCATCGACACCGTTCCGTCGGCGTGCGCACACACCCACGTCCCCGGCGCCACCTCGACCTTGTCGGTGACCTCGTCCTCGTCGTAGCCGACCGGACCGGCGGCGGCGAGCACCTGCGACGAGGCCCGCACCACACACGGCGAGAGCGCGTGGACCTTCTCCAGCGTGCCCAGCAGGCTCGCCGAGCAGCGGCCGGTGGGCTTCAGCCCGAGCTTTTCCTGTACAGCCTTCACGGCGGCTTCGGTGTCGCCGCCGAAGTCGCCGTCCACCGCCAGGCCGGAGATCTTCAGCTCCTTCAGCAGTGCCTGGAGTTGCTTCACCTGCTCCGGGTCGTTCGGGCCTTTGCGGCTCAGCGTTTGACGTTTCTTGGCGATCGGCGTGACCTGCGACCCGGGCAGCGACCGCTTCGGGGCCGGCTTGCGCACCGCCGGTTTCGTCGGCGTCGACTTCGACGTGGTGCCGGAGGTGAACTGGCCACCGGTCGGACCGGACTGGACGTGGGCGGTCTGTTTGCCGCCTCCGCCGCCGCCCGACTCCTCGGCGGTGCGGGCGGCGAGGACCTCGGTGGGGGCCGGCAGGTCGGTGGCGGTGTCCACGATCACCCCGGCCCCGCCCCGCGCTGGCCAATCTCGGCGAGGAGGTCGCGAATGTTGCCGGGGATGTCTTCCCAGCCCTCTGCGTCCAGGGCCGCCGAGATGATCCGGCCGCGCTCGTCCGGGCTCACCCAGTGGCGGCCGAGAAGCAGCCCGAGCCGGCGCGACACCTCCGGACTCATGACGGCCCACGATCCGCGATAAGGGCGCCCCGATTCAGCACAACCCACTCCTCGCGCTGGACGGTTCCACCACCCAAGATCCGGGTGCCGACCGGAACCCGGATGGCGTCGTAGCCTCTGGCTGCCGCGTACCGTCCGAAGTCGGTGGTCATGCCCTGCGTCTCCAGGGAAGCGCTGGAGTAGTCGGTGTCGAACCAGTCGCCGTACTCGCGGAGCAGATCCTCATACGTGATCACCCGTGCGTCTGCTGCGAGCGCGTAGCGTCCAAGCGACCCAGGTTGACCATCCGAGAACGACTCGGCCTTCTCCTTGTCGGTGGCGAAGTAGTAGCCGTTGCCGAAGACGCCGTATCCCGGCTGGTAGTCACCTTCGCGCGTCTGGGCGTGGACATCCGCACCGGAGAGCTTCTTCCCCCACTTGTCCTCGCCCCAGAAGCTTTCCGGGTTGATGCCCCGGTACATGACCGCGTGGCCGCCCTCGGCGACAGCGCGATCGAAGTCGTCACTGCTCAGTACGGTGGGCGGCGCGTCGAAGCCCTGCTGCTGGGCCAGGCCAACGAGCGCTTGATCCCCAGCCGAGGACTCGATCCATGCCCCATCCTCGTCGATGTTCGCGTTGTAGATCGGCGCCAGAGTGTCGTGGTCCCGGCTGATGTCGCGGCCGACGGGCCTCGCGACCTTCGGGATGGGCGGTCCATCGCCACTGTCGGACGTACCGCCACCACCGCCGAGGTGCTCCACCAGCCGGTCCACCAACGCCCGCTTGTTCCCCGACACCGGTAGACCTTCGGCCTTCAGCAGCGCCTTCAGCTCCGGCACCTTCCGCAGGTCCAGGGCGTCCCGGGCGGACTCGGTGTCCATGGTGCGGAGATCGTCCAGCGGACTGCGAGGAGGCGCCGGAGTATCCCGCACCGCCGTGACCGTACGGTTCAGGACGATGTACTCGTTGCCATAGCTGGTATCCAGGCCAGTCCTGATGCGGATCGCGTCATACCCGGCCGCCGACGCCCAGCGTCCCAGGTCAGCCAGGGTTCCTATCCGTGGATCAGTGCCCCACCCTTCAACCCCGACCGAGACGCCGTCCTCTTCGGCCTGCAGCCTTCGGGCTTCCTTCCAGTCGATCACACGGGCGTCCGCCGGCAGCATAACCTCCACCACCGCGCTACCAACAAGATCCTTCTTCCGGCCGGTCGCTGTCTGCCCGTACAGCGTTCCGGTCGAGTAGTCGGCCGCCGTGTTGCGTTGGTCGCCGAAATAGGACCCGTTGCCGAAGGATCCGAGGCCGGCATAATGCTCGCCGGTCCGATACGAGTCGGCTATCTCCTCGGCCGAGGTCCCCTCGCGCCAGCCCTGCACTCCTCGGTAGAGGACCACGCCGCCGTCGCCGCGCAGCCGGTCCCATTCCTCGTCGGTAACGATCTGGGGCGGGCCGTCGAAGCCCTGCTGGGCCCAGATCTGGGCGAGCATGCCGTCCTGGTTCGGGTCGTCCTCGGGGCTGTCGACCAGTGCCTTGAAGTCCAACTCTCCGCGAAGGTCGCGGCCCTTGACGGGCGGTGGCGACGCGGATGCCGGCACAGCCTTCGCGGGTGCCGGGGTGGCTGGTACCCGCTTCGCTGGTGCCTTCCGTGGAGCGGCGGCCTTCTTGGCTGGAGCCTTCTTCGCCGCCTTCCGCCGCTCATACTCGGCGTCACCCAGCAGCGCCCGGTCGCGGTCCTCCTTCGACGGGACTGGGATCGCCTTGCCGTCGGAGTCCACGGCGGATAGGGGAGCCTTCTTCGCGGGCGCCGCCTTGGCTGGTGGGGCGGAGGCGTCACCCGGGCGAAGAATTCGCCACGAGACGCCCTGCCGCTCAAGTGCCGCGACAGTGGCCCGATCGGGGTCATCGGGGAAGACCACTTCGGCGATGTCTTCGGTGCGAATGCCGCCGTGGATCTGTGCCTCGACGTAACCGCTGCGCGTGAACCCCGGCTCCGTCACGCGGTCAAGCTTCCGGAAGCCGAGAGAATCAATTGACGGGTCGTTGACCGGCGAGGGTCGCAGGAAGCCGATCTCGTCGAGACTGTCCCCGACCGTAGCCGTCGTGCGTTCCCGCACCTCCGGCCTCAGCACGACCTGCACCTTGCCGTAGGAGCTGAGGACGTCCTCTTGACCCTCACGCTCGCGAATGCCGGGAAGCTTCCGGCCCTCTGAGAGGGCGGGCTCGATTCCGGCGACTGCCACATAGCCGTAGACGGGTCGGTCACCGGCAGGAGCGTCCGCTGGAACGCCCATCACCGACTCGCCGAGACGCCTGCGGTCGGGATCCCCGGTCAGCCCCGGAGCCCGGCGCGCGCCCTCAAGTTGCGTCTTGAACCGGCCGCCAGACAGGATGTCGCGAAGGGCGCCTTCGTCACGAACCCGAACCACAATCGGCTTGTCGGCAAGAACCTCTTTCAGCCGGGCCGAGGCTGCTGCCTTGTATTCGGCGGGCGTCTGGCCGGCTGCCTTCGCCGCATCCTTGATCCGCCGGTCGAGTTCGGCGCCCTGCGCCTCGTATTCGACGAAGGCGCGGTCGCGCTCGTAGATGCCCTGAAGCCAGTCGGCGTCCTCATTGCTGAGGTTGCCGGACGTTGACACCCGCCCGAACCGGTCCTGGACCGTGGCGAAGATCTGCGGATCCCGTCGGATCAGCCGGCGAACTCGCGCCTGGTCCTCCCGGTCGAGGTCGGTAACGGGGCCCGACGGGATTTTCTTCGCTGCCGGAGCCCGCTCCACCGGAGCCGCCTTCTTCGCCGGCGCCTTCTTCGGTGCCGCCTTCTTGACATCCGGGGCCTTACCACCCCGCTCCGACGCCGCCCACTTCGCCACCTGCGGCTCGTCGTTGTCCCGGCCCCACTGCTCCAGGTCGGCGAGGGAGTCGACGGTGACGACCTTCGAACCACGGTGGAACGGTGACGCTTCGCGGTAGAGGGAGACCTTGCCGTCCTTCTCGGCGTAGACACCGACGTCCTGATCCCGGTAGCGCGGCGAGGATAGGGTCAGGCGGTGCGACGGCTTCGGCGGCGCCTCCTCGCCCCGCGCCGCAGCCCGCTTGTCGCGGATGTCATCCAGCAACGCCCGGACAATCTCGTCCCGGGACGCGCCACGCTTCAACGGCACACCGCGCTTCTTCGCGGCGTCCATCAGCGGGGCGCGGTCCTTAAACTCCGCCAGCGGATCGTGCGCGCCGTCGCCGTTGGACCAGTCGGCCAACGCGCGCTGGATGCGGCCGAACATGTTGCGGAACTTGCCGCCCGGACCGCGCAGATGCTTGCTCTCGTCGAAGTCGGCGGCCCAGATCTCGCCGGTGAAGTCGGCCAGAGCGGCGATCAGGGCGGCGGTGGCCTCGTCGAATTGCCCCGGTTCGGCGTCGTCATCGACGTCGATATGTGCGCTGGCCTGCACCGGAGCGCCCAGAAGCTCCGCGATCTCAGCGGCGGAGAACCCCATCGCCTTCAACAGACGACGCCGCTTCGCCGGCGACAGATCCTCCAACTCGGCGGCCAGATCCGACATCGACGCAGGCCGGTCCGGACCCAACACCTCGTCGATCTCGGACAGCGTATAGCCCAGATCCGCCATGTGCGTCCGCTGACGCGACGGCTCCAGGCCAGCCAGCTCGATCGCCAGATCCGACATGCTGGCCGGCTTCGACGGAGCGTCGGGGGCCTTCGTACCCTTGTCGCCGAACGGGATCCAGCCGTGGCGCCACTTCTGCCCCGGGTACGAGGCGCGGGCCTGAACCTCGATCGCCTCCACATCCGGTGGAGGGGCTGGGCCGTCGCCGGGCTGGTCGACCAGGAACTGGGGCTGCTTCGGGGGGAGGCCGTACTGCTGGCGCAGCGACTCCTCGAGCCGGTCGTCCGGGGTGAGGGCGCCGGCGCCGAAGAGAGCGACGAGGGACTGTGCGGTGGCGGGCTGGCGGGAGCCGATCTCATCACACACCAGCTTCGGGGCTGGCTCGTCCGGGCCGAAGTTGATGTCGACGAGATCTTCGATGATGTACAGCGAGCCGGTCTGCTGCACCTGCTGGGCGAGCGACTGAAGGCTGAGGGTGAAGAAGTCGGCGAAGGTCGTGCCGAGCGCCCACGAGCCCGTCTGAGTGCCGAGGTTCAAGAAGTGCGCGAGAACCGCCCGGCCAAGTTGTTCGTCGTGGTACCTCACCGCGGGCTCGGCGTCGGGCAGGGTGCCGTTCACGCCGACCAGGTCCAACTGCGACCCGAACGGGATCGCCGTACCCGCCGACTCGCCGGAGCGCCAGGCCCGCGCCATCGCCAGGCCCGCGGTCAGCGACTGCTCGTTCTCGGCGCCCGTGTAGCGGGGCACACCCATGCCGTTACGCTCGATCGTCTGCGCCCACACCCGCAGCAAACGGTCTTTTAGTAGCCAATTTTTGTACCCAGGCCTCAGAATCGACGATCCGAGCCAGTTCCCGCCCTCCCGTTCGTGGATGTACGCCACCAACCGGTTGACCGGAATCGGCTGCGGCCGGCGGTCGGTCCGGGTCCAGTACTGGGTGATCGAAACCAGCCCGCCATCTTCGGCGACGTTGATGAACTCGATCGTCTTCGGCATGCGGGGACCCAGCTTGCGCAGCCGCGCCCGCTTCCCATCCTCGTCAATTCTGTACGTCTGCTCGAAGTACATATGGCCGAAAGGAAGCATCAGCAGTGCCTGGCGCAGGTGCTCGTCCCAGCTGAACCGGTCCTGCTGACGCAGCGGCGCCTTCGGCTCCGTGCCCACCACCGGCAGGCCCAGGTTGTCGGCCACGAACTCAGTGACCTCATCGGAGGCGCCGTTCGGGTCGATCCGCCACGGCGTCGAACGCACCGGCAGCGTCATCGCCCGCAGCACCGACGTCACCTGGGCGTCGGTGCGGCGCATCGCGTCGTAGACGGCGATCGACTGCGGCCACTGCAGTTCGGGTGTGGTCTCGTCCTGGTACTGCCACCAGTTGTAGTTCGGTGCCTGGGCGTAGCCGATCTCGTTCTGCGGCGCGGCGGTGGGCTTGGTTACGGCGGAGGTCACAGCCCACCCCGCCTTCAGAAGCCGATCGTGAGCAGGTCAGAGGTGTCGACGTAGCGGTCGTTCTTGTCCGCGGGGGCGAGGATCGGCGAGGGAGGTGGCCGGCGGCGCTCCGGCATCGTCATCGCGGCCTCGAGCGCCAACACCCCACCGATCCCGCCGTCGATCTTTTCTTTGTTCGGGCCCTTCACGAAGACGTACTTCGTCCGCCCGTCGTCCTCCTCGTCGCGGACCCGAACCTTGCGCTTGTGCATCGCCAGGACCTGCGCGGTCAGCGCACTCGAACCGTCGTGGGCATACGTTGACGGATCCGGTGCCGGCTTGGCCTCCACGAGTGCGGTCGAGAACCGGTCGCAAGCCCGCCACATGCGGGTCGGCTGGTTCGTATCGAAGATCACGACCTGGTCTTCGCCGAACTCCTCGGCCCAGAACTCGATCTCCGTCTGCCACTTCGCCGGGTCGCACAGCATGAGCCCGACATCGAAGTACTGGAACGTCTCCGTCACTCGACCGCGGATCTCCTTGCGCGGCACCCGCCACGTCTTCGCTGCGTTCTTCGGCCGCTGCCAGATCTCGATCTCGAAGGTGAACGGGGTCCCGTCGGGCATCACCCAGCAGCCGATCAGAACAGTGCAGTCGTCGGAAATCGACCCGTCGAAGCCCAAACCGATGTACGCGCCGGCCGGAACGATGATGTCCGGCCTTGCGAGGGCTTCCCACCGCTTCGTCTCGACCGCTTTGCGGCGGTCGTCGATGTTGTGGTTGAAGAAATAGCGCTCGGCGTCTTCCCACGGCGTTTCCGGATCCCGGATCTCCTGGACGAGCCGGTTCACGTCCACCCAGTACGCGCCGCCGTAGGCGACCTTCAGCGCGCTTCGCAGGGTGTCGTCGGAGTCCTCGGGCTTGACCTCCGGCGCCTCGACGGCGTCGTAGTAGATGCCCCGCTGGCCCTCCATGACGGCCTTGTGGGTACCCTCGGCGACCGAATTCTCGCCCGGGGCGAAGCTGTTGGTCGTCTCGTACGACCGTCCGCCCATCTTCGCCACGTTGCGGCGCAGCGTCCGGGCCAGCCGCACGCCGCCATTCGTCGGCAGCCAGAGGTGTGTCTCGTCGAGGGTCGCGTCGGTGATCGGCTGGCCCTCGCGCGACCCGGCCGACGCGGTGACCGGCTCGAGCTTGCCCGGCCGGTTGCGCAGATAGCAGCGGGTCAGGCCCACATCGATATGCAGGTCGTCGGCCGCTCGGCCGTCGTTGGCGGTCAGCAACTCATACAACACCGAGTAGGTGTTGTCGGTCTGATCCTCGGACACGGCGGCGATCTGAACCCACGGGTTCGGGTCGCCCTTCATGCCCCAGGGGCGCCCGACCGGCTCGCCCGACGCGTCGAAGCCGTCCGGTCGAACATCCCCGGCCAGGGCGGCGATGCCCTTCGCGGCCTCGACCGGCGACTTGCCCCAGCCCTTCGCCCGCCGGGACGCGCCGCGGCGGAACAGGTACTTCAACGTCAGCGGGTCGAAGGTGTACCAGTCGATCAGGATCTGCGCCTGCTCATCGGTGAAGATCAGCGGCGCGTCGTGGTCCCGCGGCGACGGGAGGGTCTCCGCCCACCACTCCAGCAGATTCCAGCCCAGCGATGGCAGCTCGCCCTCGAACGCGGCGCCACGCCACGGCATCGGCTACGCCGGATTGACGGCCCGGAGGTGCCCGTAGCGACCACCGGCCGGCTTCGACTCGACGGGCTGCGCCGGCGCTTCGGTGCCCTGGACCTGCATCCGCAGCCGGGCCCGGTCCTCCGGCGTCGCGCCGAACTTCGCCACCCGCAGCCGGAGTTCGGAGCCGAACTCCCACCGGCCCTTGGACCACATCGTGTGGTGCATGAGCGCGGTGTCGATCAGGAAGTCCCAATCCGTCGCGGTGAACGTCTGGGCCTGGGGGGACGCGCGCCACGTCTTCCACCAGTCCCGCGTACGCCGATGCCACAACTCGCCGGCCGGCAGGACGCCCTCGGGCAGGGGCTCGCCGCGGAGTTCGTCATCGACGGTGAGCACGGTGGCGGGGATGGGGTCGGCGTTACGACGGCGCCGGGTGCTCGGGTCCTTCGGAGTGGGGCCGCGACCAGCCATAACGTCACCAGCCCTTCGTCCACTGTGGACAGATGACGTTACGTAGTGGCCCTCACCGGCAGTAACCGTGAGTGACCAACAGACCCGTACACACCGCTAGGGGGA